ACCTGTCCTGAATGTCTAGGTAGTGGAGAGTATGGATCAAAAAAAGATCAATGGTGTCGTAAATGTAATGGAAATGGGTGGCAATTAGATTGCAACGATACATAGAATAATGACAGATGAAGAAGTTCATGAAATGGATATTGAGTTGATTGAGTTATTTGCTGTGTATCTCTTTGATAGAGACCAAGTTGGTATGACTGATTTGATTTACATTGTAGAAGATAGAATGTCAGATGACTATTTAGAAACTGAAAAACAACAACATTCACTGGTGTAAAGGTTATATATGTCTAGGATAGGGATACCCAACAAGAATAAGAAGTTCTTACTGGCCCGCTTGCAGGATATGTACGGTGAACAGTTCCATCCTATCTTGAAGATGGCAGAAGCTGCTAGTAAGCTGGACTACATTGCTGAGGAAGAAGGTGATGTCACTGCCCTCAATGCTGCTGTTAATGCCTGGAGTAAGGTTGCTGAGTACACTGAGCCCAAGCTAAAGGCCGTAGAGATACGTGCTGACGAAGGTGCTGTAGTGGCTATCCAGCGAAAACGCTTTGATGGTGGTGCTGATGCTATCGAGGCCGAGGTTGTAGATGTAGACCCTGTGGTAGAGGCCATAGTTAATGCCGCTGTAGATGACGAGGATGAAGAGTAATGGTTAAAGGCAAGAGTATGGTTGATAAGTTAGACAAAGAAACAAAGAAAGAGCACTTCCGTAACTATGATGCGAACAGTAGTGGTGGTAAGGGTGACGGCAATCGCACATCGACTGCTGAGACGCGAGCCAAGTTCAAAAGTGGCTATGACGGTATAGACTGGAGCAAGAAATGAAAACCTACATCCATGTCAACCAGCATAAAATTAAAGCTAACCTAAAGCATGGCACAGATGAGCCAGTTATTACCGTTAAGCAGGGAAAGAAAAACACTTACTGCCACAGCGTCCAAATCCTTGGAGACTCTGTAGTCCGTTATTCTGAGACAGGTAAGCCCATCCTATCCTGTGGTGCGCGAGTCGTTATAGAAACACAAGCTGAGGTCATCACTGAATGCCGACAATAGAATACTGCATGGGGCCACAAGGTCAGGTGCTACAAGACTACGCTGACTGTCGCTCTCAGAACTCCTTTATCATGGGGCCACTAGGTTCCGGTAAGACTGTCCAAACTATCCTCAAGCTATTCGACCTGATGACCGAGCAAGCCCCTGTGATGACCCCTGGACACAAGAACTATGGTGTACGCCTTAGCCGTATCATTGCCTGTCGAAACACCTATTCCGAACTGTTCTCTACCACCATTAAAGATTGGCTAGAGATACACGAAGACCTTGGCCCATTCCGTCAGGGTAACAAAGAACCACCCACTCATTACATCAACTTCCGGTTAGAGGATGGCACCTCAGTTAAATGCGAGGTCATATTCATCGCTTTTGACCGCCCTGAGCACGTTAAGAAGGCCAGGGGTATCCAGTGTACATGGGTGTGGCTAAACGAGACGAAAGAGCATTCTAAGGCCGTTCTCGACATGCTTGACCTACGTCATGGTCGCTATCCTTCCCCCAAAGAGGGAATCAAGCCTACGCATCACGGTGTGCTGGGTGACAGTAACGCCCCTGATGAAGACCACTGGTACTACAAGCTGGCAGAAATTGAGCGTCCTGAAGGCTGGGCATTCCATCGACAACCTGGTGGTGTGTATAAGGACGGGGAAAACTGGAAGGTAAACGACAAGGCCGAGAACTTGCCTAACCTCCCTGATAACTATTACAAGCGCGGGCTATCAGGTAAAACACATGATTGGATTAAAGTTAATCTTGCTAATGAGTACGGCTTTGTGTCTAACGGGAAGCCGGTTCACCCAATGTACACTGACTCTGTTCACTCAGTCCACATGGATTTCACGCCCAGTAAGGACACTCCTATCGTTCTGGGGTTTGACTTTGGTCGTACACCTGCTTGTGCCTTTCTTCAGCGTACTGCTATCGGGCGTTGGATATGCTTTGACGAGATGGTGCTTACTGATTCCGGTGCCGTAGACTTTGCCCCTACCCTAAAACGTTATATTGAGGATACTTACCCTAATCACACATTCAAGGGGTGGGGTGATCCTTCGGGTGACAACAAGAACCAATCAAACAGTGATACGCCTTTTCAGATCATGCGTGCCGCTGGCATTCCCTGCCAACCCACAGCCTCTAATGATCCCCTGAAGCGCAGAGCCGCTTTAGAGGTGCCGATGAAAGAGATGTGCATGGATGGTAAGCCTCGCTTTATTGTACTGCCCAAAGCCTCTATGATACGTAAAGGGTTACAGGGTGGCTTCTGTTATCGTCGTGTGCAAACTTCAGGCGAACGCTACAGTGATCAGCCAGACAAGAATGAATACTCTCACCCAGTAGAAGCCCTAGAGTACGCCTTGCAAGGTGAAGGTGAAGGCCGATCTGCTCTACGCAGGGGTGATGGATTTGCTAAACCCCACACAGCAAAGGTGAACTTTAGTGTCTTCTGAGGTCTATGTAGTTTTTAAGGGTGACAGGGGCCGGTGGTGGTCTAGGTTTTTGCATACAAAAATACGACACTGCTTTATCATTGAGCCGTCACTGGGAAAGTATATTGTTTACGAAAAAGATGCAGACAAAATGATGGTATATAATGTCGAGCATATAAATGATATAATTGGGCCTACAGATATAACCGTGAGTTATATGAAGGAAATACAGACTCAGCCACTACTTATGCTTAACACTTGTGTTGGGTACACTAAGCAGTTTCTGGGGATAAGAAATCCTTTTATATGGACTCCCTATCAATTGTACAAGCACATTAAGGGGTAAGATATGGGTGGCAGCGTAGATGCACCAGAACCAACAGCAGAGCAAAAAGCATTAGAAAGACTGCAAAGAATGGAGTTAAATGAGGAAAAAGCGGCAAGCGAGCGCAGACTGAAGTCTATTGCCCAGAAAAAAATAGGCAAAAAATCCTTGCTTGGAAGCCCTGCAAGCACCCCCTCAAACTTTGATCCTGCTGGCACTATAACAGAAAAATACACAAAAACAGATAGTGGCATTTTAAAGAAACCATTTCGTGGACGCTTAGGAGGAATGAGGTAATGGAATTGCCTAAAGAGCTTGGCTCACTTACGGACTTAAAGCGACGAGAAAATGCAGCATTTAAACGCGCCTCTATGTGGCACAGTACATTAGATGATGCCTATGAGTTTTTTCTACCTAATCGCAATCTCTTTGATGACCATGCCCCAGGTCAAGAGAAGATGGATCGCATCTTTGACTCTACTGCACTTGAGGCAATCCAACAGGGCGCAAGCAAGCTACAAGAAAACATTGCTCCTATCTGGTCACGCTGGGCTACCTTTGAGCCATCTGATCTAGTTGTTAAGCAGCTAGAAGAGGGTGACTTTGATGTCAGCCTAGAAGACATACAGGGTAACTTGCAGAATCAGGCCGAGATAATTTTTGATTACATTAACCGTTCTAACTTCGCTACACAGTTTTATGAGCACGCCCTTGATCTTTTGATTGGCACAGGCACACTTCGCATTGATGAAGACGAAAGCGACGAGATGCCCCTTATATTTAACGCAATTCCACAGAAAGGAATAGCATTTGAGGAAGGCCCGCAAGGTAGCATTGAAACGCATTGGCGACGATTTAAAGTAAAGGCTCGTAACTTAGAGCGTTACTGGAAAGGGTTTGAGCCATCAGAAACAATGAAGCAGATTATTAAGGATAAGCCGGACACTGATGTTGATGTGCGCGAGGGTGTTGTCTATATGCCCAAGTCTAAGACCTACTATGGCTGCGTATGGGTAGACAAAGAAAGTCAAATTAGCTGGATGCAGGACTTTGGTGACTCTAGCCCTTGGGTAACAGGTCGCTACAGTAAGGTTGCGGGTGAGATCAGAGGTCGTGGCCCAGCACTACAGGCACTTCCTGATGTACGATCACTCAACAAGGCCAAAGAGTTTGTACTACAGAAAGCCGCTATTGACCTAGCAGGTATGTACACAGCAACAGACGATGGTGTAACTAACCCCTACAATTTGAATATAAGCCCAGGCATTGTTATTCCGGTTGGTTCTAACAACTCGTCTAACCCATCCATTCAGCGATTAGACACAGGATCAAACTTACAGCTTGCCCAGTTCCAGATCAATGAAATGCAAATGTCGATCAAGAAGGCCCTATTCAACGATCTTCGTGATCCTACTGGTGCTGTGCGATCCGCCACTGAGGTTGCCATCGAGTCGCGTGAATTGGCAAAACGCATCGGCTCTGCCTTCGGCAGATTACAGACCGAAGTATTGATCCCCATCATTAAGCGCGTTGCATCCATTCTTACTCGTCGTGGTATTATCACTCCTATTGAGCTAGATGGTCGCCAGGTTGCTATTAAGTTTATGTCGCCATTGGCAAGAGCGCAGGACGGTGAGGACATTATTAACGTACAACAAGCTGTACAGTTCGTGCTTCAGACTGCTGGCCCAGATCAGGCTAAGATTGGATTTAAGCTAGAGGACTTTGGAACGTGGGTTGCCGATAAGACTGGTATGCCTGCCGAGCTGGTTCGTAGTGATGCTGAGAAACAACAAGTTATTATGGCTGGCGCACAAGCAGCGCAGCAAGGTATGGAGACTCAAGGGACTCCACCCGTTGATCAAGGACAAACTGCTCTATGAGTTGGGATACAATTAATCAAGCGACTACTAATGCAGAAGATGCAAAGGCGGTCAATGCAGAGAAAAGACAAGCCGCCGCTGAATTGGCTCAAGCCTACAGTAAGTGCTTCTCAGGTGACATCGGGAAGCGCGTACTTGAGGACATGACGCGGAGGTTTATCTTCAATAACGACACCCCCTTTGGTGCTTCTAATGTTGATTACGAGGCTGCTTACCATAACGGTGAGTCGGGAGTTGTTAAATTTATTATCAACCAAATGCAACAAGCTGAAATACTGTAAGGAATAATTATGATTGAAGAACAGGCCGCACCAGAAGAAGCAGTAAGCGAAACCCTGTTGGATGCAAGCACACCCGAATTAAATGAAGGTGAGTATTTTTTATCCGATGGTATCAAGGGTACAGGTGATACACCCGAATGGTACAAAAGCGACAAGTATAAGTCTGTCGCTGAACAAGCCAAAGCCTATACTGAACTAGAAAAGAAGTTTGGTGGTTTTACTGGCGCACCGAAAGATGGCTATGCTGGCCCAGAAGGAATTGAACCTGACGATGCATTATTGCAAGAGTTGACTGAGTTTGCCAATAAGACAGGTATGAGCCAAGAAGCATTTGGAGATGCGTGGGAATTATTGTCAGCACAGGGTGAAGCGGTAGAACAAGTTACCCAAGAGCAAGAGATTGCACGACTAGGTAACAATGCCGGAGAGCGTATCAAGAATGTTGAGGGCTATCTAAAGAACAACTTAGATGCTGACGACTACGAAGTGGTTCGTGATCTTGTTACTGATGCCAAGTCTATTGAGTTAGTAGAGTATTTGGTTCGTGCTACAGCTCCTACTAAGCTACCTATTGACGGTGGAGAGCATCCTACTGGTATGACT